CTTCTTAGGTGACTTTATTAATTTTCTAAATGAAAACTACGAACATTTAGCTAATTTGACATTTTTCTATAATGGCTATGATAGTTTAGGTATGATTTCTGAATCAGATTATAAATGGTGGTGGATTGAGAATGGTCTTGAACATTACATCGTTGACCAAGCAACATTTTATGATAAGGGATATGCTTTTTTTAGATATTGTATTGACGAAGGTATTGAAGATGAAGAAATTGTAAACCTTATCAAATACATGATTGAAAAAAATGTTAACGACAGTAGAGATTTGGATAAAGATTTTTGGAATGAATATGTAGAAAGATTTGGTGATGAAAATATCAGAGGATTATTGGAATTTGCTGGTGATTCATTAAACATTCCAGACTTGATGGATGAATTAAGAAATTATAATGGAATTGTATTATGTGGTGGTGGTGTAAATGAATGCCTTAAAGAAGTTGAAATTGCATTACAAGCTTTAGATAAACCTTTCAATATCATAACAAAATATACTTACTAATTAATAAATATCTCTTTATTTTGGTTCTTTTTCTTGCATCTTGTGCATCAATGAAAAAAACTGTGGTTACTCCAGATATTAAAAAGGACTCAGTTAAAACTGATTCTTTGAATCCACAAGACATAATTGCTTACAGTCCAGCACCGCCAGAACCAACCCCAGCACCGCCAGTTTATAGCCACGGCAAAACATCTGCTTCTAAAAAAGTTGAACCAACTGTTAATGGAGAAGATAGTCCAGACCCAATAAACATCACGGTTGTTGATATTGACAATGATAGAGTCTATAATAAGACATCTCAAATGGGTAATGTAATTTATAAGATTCCAAATGTAATGCATGTCAGGAATTCATATCAAGTTCTAGTAAGAATAGGTAAATCAGAAGCAAACATTTATGAAAATATAAATGGTGAGGTTTCACATACCAAAATACCAATAACTGAAACGATGCAAGTTAATCTTGTTGACGATAGTCCAACAGATAGTAGGAGTTTTGACGTTGTTAAAGATAATGATAGTATTCAATTAGTTGATACAAATGGAACCTATACGCAATGGAGCTGGAATGTCACACCATTAAAAGTTGGTACTGGTAAATTAAAAGTTGTAATATCAATTATTAGAGATGGTAATAAAAAAGATGTGGTTTATACTGATGACGTAACAATAAAAATGGATTTACCTAAGCAAATTAGTTTTTGGGTGAATAAATACTGGCAATGGATAATGACAACTATTGTAATACCATTTATTGTGTGGTTATATAAAAAATTTAAGAAAAAAGACGGTAAAGATGAAACTAACACAAATATTTAATGAATTAATCAAAGAAGATGCGCCAATTGAAGAGGATTACCCTATGTCTTGGAATATTAATGATTTTAAAGCTTTAACCAGTTTTCAAAAACGAATACAATATTGTAATCAACATCTTAAAAGGTTGAAGTCTGGCTCATCGAGAATAGTTTATCAAATTGATAATGAAAAAGTACTTAAACTAGCTAGAAATAAGCGTGGGTTAATACAAAATGAAAATGAACTTTATCGAGGTACTGATAAATTTTTAAGTGATATTGTTGGTCGTGTATTTGATGGGGACCATGAGAATAATTTATGGTTAGAAATGGAGTTGGTTAAACCAGTAAATGCGCAAATATTTAAGAATGTTACTGGGCTTGGATTTCCATTTTATTGTACCGTAATAAAATATATTGATTCAATTTCAAATAGACATCAAGCATTAAAAGAACCAGAAGGTATGGATAAATTATGGGATGACGAATTTATTCACGGTATTTCCGATATTATTGGTAGTTATGATATATTTTTGGGTGATTTAATGAAATTAGATAGCTATGGTTTGGTTAAGAGAGACGGACAAGATACTATAGTAATAATTGATGCTGGGTTGGGTGAAGAAGATTTTGATAAACATTATAGAAATTAATTTGGTGGTTTAGTTTTTTATTCATATATTTGCCGAGTAAACGGTAATTATGGATTTATTAAATAAAAAAGTTAAAGCTTTTGAAGACAGCTTAAAAGTCTTCGCTAGTAAGATGGCGCAACAAGGTAAAGAGACTGAGGTTGCTGCTATGATTCTACAGAAGCATATCAAAGGTGAAGAAATTACACCTGATGAAGAATTGCAATTAAAACAAACAATTTTTGACATTTTAAAAATTGCTGGAATTGGGATACCATTTGTCCTTATACCAGGTGCTAGTGTATTGCTTCCAGCTTTAGTAATAATCGCTAAGAAGCATAATATCAACCTATTACCCTCAGTTTTTGCTGATAAGAAAGATGAAACAAACAATTAAGAACATATTAAAAGAACAAACAATGAGAAACATGTTAGGTGTTTTGGTAACTAGACCAAAACAAGAGTTAATAGTAATGAGAGGTATATCTGGTGGCGGTAAGTCAACTAAGGCTAAGTCTTTAGTTGGTGAAGGTGTTATACACTCAACGGATGCATTAATCGAAGCTACTGGTGATTACAGAGGTTTCTTCGAAAAGATGATAGAGTCGAAGAATTTTGCTAACCTTAGCCGTATGCACGCAAAGAACTTAGCGAACGCTAAGAAGTCTATGGATGAAGGTGTATCACCAGTTATTATCGACAATACTAATTTAACAGCTAATGAATCTAAGGCGTATGTCAAGTATGCGTTAGAAATTGGATTTGCTGATGACAATATTAAAATTGTTGATATAGGTACTGGTGGGTTAGTAGCTGAAGATTTGGCCGCTAGGAATACTCATGGTGTTCCATTAGATAAAATTAAGCAAATGATTGATAAATACAAGTCAACTGGTGAATTAACACTTAAGAAGATAATGGGGTCTAAAGATATGTTCCCAGCTTCTTCTGATGTCCTATATTCGGCTGTTGTATTGGATGAAAATTCACACAATTTCTTATTGGATGTTTTTGAAAAGCAAATACCAACTGGATGGACTAAGATTGCTCATCATATGACAATTGTTTTTGGTAAGGGTGTTGAAGATAAGAAAGAATTGGGTAAACATGTTAAGCTTATTGTTACCCACATTGGAAAAAATGATAAAGCTATCGCTGTATTGGTTGAGGGGTATCCTTCAAAAAATGCGAAGCCGCATATTACTTTAGCGGTAAATCCTGATGGTGGTAAACCACAAATGAGTAATGACATTACTGATTTTAAGCCAGTAGCACAGTTTCCAGTGATAGGTGTTGTAACAGAAGTAAAAAAATAATTTTTTTATTTCATTTTTAAATTGTATCTTTACAAAAATTTTTAAATATGAATGAAGCAAAAAGAATTGACGTTAGCGATAAGCTATTAAAAATGGGTACCGCATTAACCAAAGAGGGTATTGATTGCGAAGACCATAACGTTGCTGAAGTTGGTACTACAATGGTAATGTTATCTGCTATTATCTTAGATGATAAAGATATGTTTATTTTCAGTGAGATGTGTGCAATGTTTACCGCAAAAAAGATTCTTGATGATATGGATAGTAAAAAAATATCCGAACATCAAAATCTTTTAAAGTCCTTACTAACGGAAATAAAGGGTTCTACGGATGAGGCTCCGAAAGAAAAACCAGAAAAAAAGGTAAGAAAGCCTCGAAAAAAGAATACTGATGACAATAAGTCACCAGAGAGTGAATAACAAATAAAAAATTAAGTTATGTTAGCGATAGTAGAATATATAAAGAAGTATGGTTTAGATGCACTTTCAACTAATCTTAAGTTGAAAGTAAAGACTTATGAAAACAAGTTGCATTTAAAGTATAACCAACTTGAATCAGACATGTCCTTAAAAGAGGTACAAGAATGTCGTGGTTTGATATTGGATAGACATACTCTTGATGTAATATCAATGTCATTTTTTAAGTTCTTCAACGAAGGTGAAACAAACGCCGTTAAGATTGACTGGAATACCGCTAGTGTACTTGAAAAAGTGGATGGTTCCATGATGCAAGTTTATTTCGATAAGTATGCTGGTAAGTGGTTTGCTGGGACAACTGGTACCGCTGAAGGTGAAGGTGAGGTAAACAACAAGATGGGAACAACCTTTAATGACTTGTTTTGGCAAGTAGTTAATGCTAAGCATCCAAGATTATTAAAATACTTAGATAAGTTCAAAGAATTTACCTTTGTGTTTGAATTGACAACTCCATATAACATAGTGGTTAAACCACATGCTGAATCTGATATAACATTATTATCAATGAGAAACAATGAAACACTTGCGGAATTGAGATATGATGATTTAAAAGTTTTAGCATTAACTTTTGATGTACCATTAGTAAAGTCTTTTAACTTAAATGCGAAGAATTTTGGTGATTTGATAAAGACATTTGAAGGAATGCCTTGGTCAGAAGAAGGTTATGTTGTTGTAGATGCTAATTTCAATCGTGTTAAGATAAAGAATCCAGCTTATTGTGCTGTTCATCACCTTAAGGGTAAAACAGCTGAGCATAATATTTTAACAATCGTTAAGACAAATGAAATCGAAGAATTTGCCGCTACTTTCCCAGAAAGAAGAGAAGAATTGTTCAGATTAAAAGCTAATTATGATTTGTTAAATCAAACGCTAACATCAGCATGGGACGAACTTATACCAAGAAGGCCAAAGAATATAACACCTAACGAAAGAAAGTTGTTTGCTGCGGCGGTATTCGAAGTATGTAACAAGTACAAGATTACTAATTTCTCTGGTTTATTCTTCGCTCTTGAAGGTGGTAAGATTAACTCTGTTAACGACTACTTGATGGAATACGATGATAAGAAATTATATAAAATGCTTTAAAATAAATTTGGTGGAATGAAAATTCCACCTTATTTTTGCGTTATAAAAAAAAATTATGGATTTTAAAAAAACAGAAGCTTTTATTAAAGATGTTATTGAGTTACAAAAAAAACACAATTTAACCGTTATTTTGAATGATGAGGCTAATAGAGAATTACATAAGTTATGTGATGGTATGACAATGTTTTTCACTGATGATGCATCACCGATAAAAAAAAATAATTTAGGCATTAAAAGCAAATCATCAAAGTCTGGTAAAGTTATTACAATATTAAATAAATAATTATGACAATAAAAGAAATTTTCGATGAAATCGCAAGCGAATCATCTACGAACAAAAAAGTTGAAATCCTTAGCAAATATAAGGATAATGAATTATTAAAGAGGGTTTTATACCTTGCTAACTCTCCTCGTGTTAAGTTTTATATTAAAAAAATACCGCAATATACTCCAAGTAGTGTGGTTTCCGCAATTAATCTTGAGTTTGTTATTGATGATTTATGGCCAATTTATACTAGAAAAGTAACTGGTAATGAGGCTATTGAATATTTAACCACTTGTTTAAATGTTTGTTCTTCAGATGATGCTTATATTATTGAGCGTATTATTGAGAAGGACTGTAAAATCAATCTTGGTACCACTCTTATTAATAAGGTATTTCCTAAATTGATTGAAGAAACACCTTATATGGGCGCAAAATCATTTGATGAGAAATTGGTTAAGGCTGTTTTTAAGGATGGTGTGGCGTATAGCCAAATTAAGATGGATGGTCGTTATTGTAACGCTGTGATTGCCAACCAATCAGTTGATTTAGAGAGTCGTCAGGGTGAACCAACGCTCTTGGGTGATGCCTTTTTCTTAAGAGAATTGGGTGACCTTAAGGATTGTGTTTTAAATGGTGAATTAACCATGAAAGGTATATCTCGTTATGAAAGTAATGGTATCATCGCTTCTTTAATTTCAATTAAGAAGAAAGAGTTGGATGGTAAAGACATCACTAAGGAAATTTCAAGTTTTGAATCTGAACATATGCCTTATCAAAAAGCTCTTGATTCAATTAAGTTTACTTGTTGGGATATGATAACCTTGGAAGAATATGCTGAGGCTAAATCAAGCCGTCCATATCATCACAGATATGCTGAACTTGTTGCTCTTTTAAACTCTAGGAAGTTTGCTAATCTTTCAGTCGTTACGACCAAAGAAGTTAACACTTACGAAGAAGCTATTGCTCATTTTCAAGAAGTATTGGCCGCTGGTGAAGAAGGAACAATACTTAAGTCAGCAAAGGGTGCTTGGAAGGATGGTAAACCAAATTGGCAAGTAAAGATGAAGTTGGAAATGGATGTGGATTTGAAGAT